TTGACCTGATTGCATATGTGTTATTGGAATAAATCTCATATTAACTAAAGAATTGTCCTGTTACACCATATAAGTAACTACTATCGAATGTTACGAAAGTAAGTATATCTGCTGTATTAGCTTGTGAAGGTGCATATCCTGCACCACCTAACATTCTAATTGAGTTACTATCTATTGATGCCGTTGTGTTTGTGTTAGTTAAAACTTTTAAAGAAATAGTTTGTCCAGCATTAATATTAGTTGCAGCAAAGTGTGTATCTACACCTTGTGGTAACGTTACTGTAAAGAAGTTACCTGTACTACAATCTATCGATGCAGTTTGTGATGCAATTGTAATAGCTTCAACATTACCATTTACATATCCATCGATTGTTTGATTTCCACTAAATGAATTATCAATATCTAATCTTGCATATGAACTTGTTGCAGCAACTAGAGCATCTACTTCACTTTGTATAGATTCAGTAAATGTGTTAACGGCACTATTGTGAATTTGTTGAGATGCCGTAAATGAGTTTATATTTGATAACGAACTATCAACAGATGCAGTGTATGTATTGAATTTGGATGTTTCAACAAAATCAAATGATAATGAACCTGTAAACGTTTCTAAAGATGTTAATCTAATATCTTGTATTTGTTGTTCAACTTCTATTGATGAAGTATATACATCAAACTCAGCTTCACTAACAAAAGTATCATCAAGAGATGTACTAAAGTTTTCTAGTGCAGTTATTCTTGTATTAGCTGATTGTGTAAATGCGTTTATTAAAGTTACTGAGTTATCAAGAGAAGCAGTAGTTAACTCTATATTAGTTAATCTACCATCAGCTGATTGAGTAAATGAATTGTACCCACTATTGATTGAAATCTGTGATGAGGTAAAGGCATTTAATGATGATAAAGAATTATCAACAGATGCTGTATAAGATTGTAATGTGGTAAACTTATTATCTACTGATTCAGTAAATGAGTTATATCCACTATTAATTGTTTCTTGTGATGATGTAAAATTCTCTATGTTGTTTAATCTAATATCAGTAGATTGTGTATAAGCATTGAATGAACCACTATTTTGTTTTTGGTTTATTCTTGTATCTGTATCTAATACATTACCTTTTAAGAATTCTTTAAATGGTATATATACTGAACCATTAAGTGTTTGTGTATCTGTGTTCTCATCACCTAATATGTTTGAACCACTTGAGAATATTACAGATGCTGATTCTTCTGTTACATGAAGTAATCTTGTGTTTACTGTATCGAATGTAGCAATGTTAGCTGATACGTTACCATCAACAGTTACATCTCCTTTTACATCAATAGAACCTGTATGTATCCAAGAACCACTAAGGTATATGTTACCTGTAACATCTAAATCTCCATCAATATCTACTGTATCATCAACGTTTAGTTTGTTAGATATAGTTACATCTTTACTTGAAGCGTTAATAAATATTCCAAGAGGAGTTCCTATTCCATCTTGTAACTCAATATCACCACTCTGTGATGGTAGTGATTTAGTTGAATCTGCTAAGTTTATAATCCCAAAAAAGGATTGACTTATAAATAAATCTTTTAAATTACTCATATCGTTTCTTTATGTATATTCCCACTTTCTAAGTGCATCATCTATTTTATTGTTATCCCATCGTTCAGGTGTTGTTCCCCAAACTTTAGGTGATGTCCATAACTCACACAAATCACAAGTACCAAAATCTTCATATGGTATTGCTAGTACTGGTAAATTATAGAAATCATAATCATCTCTATCTGTTACTTCACTAAGTATCTCAAAACATCTAATGTTTTCATAACTCGTTAAGTATGTTTCTGGTCTTGAATCAGGTACATAGTTAGTAGCAAATACTTGTCCTATACTACCTGTTGTTTCTAAAACCGCGTTATATAATTCATTCGTTTCACAATCTTTTACTTTCCAATAGCTACCATCAGGTATTATCAAAAAAAAAAGACAACGATTTTTATCATTGTGAACAGTTAATGTGAACTCAGCTGACCACCCGACCAGCCCATTATTAAACCGGTCCGCAAATGGTGTACACACAATATCTGTGTTCACCTCCATTCCATAGTTCCCTAATTGGGTATAAGCTGTTAAATCATTTAAAATAGCTAGAGTGTTCGCATGTATATCAACAACATCATCTGTACCATCGAAAGGAACTATCTGTCTGTTAGTTCTCTCATTAGGTGGTACTACATCCTCCCTCATTATTTTAGATTTGTCAGCAACGATTAATTGAATTTGATAATCTGTTGTTTTTACACCAAAGTTTGCATTACTGATTAACACATTACCGATTGGATATTGTGGAAATTCAGTAGAATCAAAATTGTATATATCACCTTGTGTTACTTTAGCAATCGATGGATGATTTTTCATGATTGTTTTAAAGTAATTTAAAGTATTGTAATATAATGAAAAATTCGTAGATGAATTCTTTACTATTTGACTTTTACTTGGTGTTTGACTTGGTGTACTCATAATTTTTTATAATTGTATACCTGTAAAGTATTGATTAGATTGGTCAGGATAAATCTGAGTTGCATCTCCTACTGATTCATTGAACTCAGGTATTTCAGTATTATTAGCAATACAATAATCTTGTAATCTTGTAGAGTAATAATCTGCATTACTTAAAGCTTTATTCAATAGGTAATCAACTTCTGTTTTACTTGGTGCGATACCTGTTTCACTTTGTTGTTTAACTGCACCATTTGATTTAAATTGTACTGAGCTAAATGGAATATATTCAACACACGCATACCAAATTAATGTAGGTTTTACATATTCTTCCACAAGTGTTTGATAATAACCTGTGAAAGCTGTTTGTGATTCTACATCATCTTGTAGTTTGTTGTATAAAACCGTTCCTAATAAGTTCAATATGTATTTCTCTTGTGCTGTTCTAACAAAAGGTAAAAGTGCATCCGCATCAACTGAACCACCTAATGGTGTATTCTTAATGATATCGTTTCGTGTTATTAATAATCCAAATGCCATAATCTTATATTGTTTTTATTCAGAGTCGTAATGTGCTTCAAAACCAAAATCCGATGGTCTTAGGGGTTCGTACTCTTTAGTTAATTGTTCTTCTGATTGTTCTCCTTCACCACCTTGTAAAGAATCATCTATCTCTTCTTGAACTTCTTCTATTGATTGTTCTGTATCATCAGCAGTATCAGATAAGATTACAAGAGGTGTAAGTTGTTCAAAGTATAATTCGTTAATATCTATACCACCAACCTTAAACATACCGTATATACAGTTTATAAGTTGATTTTGGAATGGGAAGATAGTCATCGTTTGCATAATTGAATATGCAGTTTTCATTTCTTCTGATTGTGATGAGAATCCATTACTTGCAGTTCTAATACCAAATAGTAATGGTGATACTATTCTGTGAGCAACTAAGATTCTATCTTGTGTATATTCAGCAACATACTGATACTTCTCATGTAAGTTCTCCATAGGAAGTGTATCAATAGTTGGTTTGTTAATTGCATCATCATTAAACGATACCATAAATCTACCAGCATTTCTAGTACCTGTAAATTTAGATTCTAATAATGATTCGATTACTTGTCTCTCTTCGGGTGCAGGAACTCCATTGTTAAAGTTAACCATTGCAACAGGTAAGAAACCGTTTTCTATATTGTTAAGGTGTAGGTTAGATAATTCAGCTTCACTAAACGAGAACTGTAATGCACTAATCCAATCAGGTAATGAATAGTAATATCTACCTGGTTCATATTCTTTTACATAATAGATTTCTATCTCTTCATTAGATGAACCGAATGTAGGTATAAATTGTTTATCTTTTTGTTTTCTTACATCATTCCAATCTGAACAATAGTAGTACCCATCTACTTTTCCTAAACCATGTATCTTTTTAGCTCTTAAGTTTTGAACAGGTGTGTGATATATCTTTAAGATTTTAGTATGTGATTTATTCCATACAACTTGAAAAGCTGCATTACCAAATAATTTTAAATCAAATGATACTTTTCTTAAATCTTCTGGTGGAATTGTAGAATCTAATTCTTGTTGCTTTGATTCATTTTTTGTAAATAAACCTTTACCATAGATTAAATCTGCAACTCCATCTACACACGCCGCATTGGTTGTAGAGGTGTTGTATGCTTCTGTTACAAGACCGAAATAATCGTCCTGCTCTAATATTCCAACAGGAACCCATTTATATCTTGTTTTAGTATCTTCTTGGATAATCGGTACATCCTGTCTACTAAAATTAACTACTGAAAATTTACCTTGTTCTTTCATATTATAATACTATATATTCGTTGTCAGTCACATTACTCACAAACTCATCGTTTTGTGTAGTGTAGTTTGGTTTGTCAATTGATTGTGACCCAAACACTTGTAATGAGCCGAAGTATATACTCCCACTATTACTACCACTAATTTCTATTCTA